TCGAGAAGTCCAGTTCCGTGAAATCCGATCGGAGGGTGGTCGTGCCGCGGTCGAAGTCCCAGGCGACCTCCGTGATGAGGCTGTTGACCTCGATGTCCTGGTCGTGGCCCGGGGTGGTGAATCCGTTAAGCAGGACGCCGATCTGGTCGGCCATGTCGATGACTTCGAGGATGGCCACGGCGCCGCGGCGGTCGCGGCCGTACCACGCCTTGGCCATCGCGGCGATCGCCGTCAGTTGGGCCGCGTCGGTGCGCAGGGTGGCCGCGGCGGCCTCCTCGGTCCGACTGCCGCCGGCGACGTCGACCATCGTGTCGGCCAGGCGGTACCAACACTGGGCCTCGGGGATGTCGATCACCAACGTCCCGCCGATGCCGCCGCCGAGGTCGGCGGTGACCGACAGGTGTTCGTCGCTGTACCACGCCACGGTGGCGTAGATCGTGTCGTAGTCGACGGCCGAGGCCTCCGGCCAGTCGAACGACGCCCCGTCGGTGTAATGGTTGCGGCCGAGCATGTAGTTCGGATGAACGATGATCCGGATGCCGGGCTCGCCGTCGAGGGGTACGACGGTCATGTTCGGCCGGCGGTTGTCGCTCTTGGCGAGTTTGTCGACGGGTTCGTACGTCGTCGTGCCGCCGGGGTCGTTGTCGATCACCACCAGGGGCGACCTGAAATCGTCCGGGGCGTCGGAATCGTCGGCGGTCAGGCGGAGGGGGATCTGCCGGAGGATCTGCTTGCCGTAGGCGAGGATCTTGGCCGGCCCGGCGGCCAGGGTCCCGTCGGCGTTGCAGACCGGGCCGCCGGGCAGTTTGTCGGCGGGGATCCGGTGGGCGGTGAAGACGCTCTGGTATTTCTCGCCCTTGCGGTTGGCCTCGGTGGCGGCCTCATAGGCGGTTTCCTGGGCCGCCGTCCAGGCCTTGGCGAGGGTCGCCGAATCGTAATCGAACGTCCCGACCAGGAGGATGGGGGACCCGCGGACGACGACCTCGCCGTATCGCGCGGCGGCGTCGCTGGTCAGGGTGACGCTGCTGTAGTTGGACCGGGGCAGGTCGATCACTTCGGCGCTGGCGGCCAGGGTCACGGCACCGACGGTCACGTCTTGATCGAAGGCCGAAAAAATCTCCACGCTGGCGGTGTTGTCGACGTTGACGATCACCCGCCAGGCGTGGCCCCGCTGGCGGCAGGCGACCGCGTCCAGGACGTCGCCGACGGTCCGCATGGGGCCCACCGCGGCGGTGAAGGCCGCCAGGTTGGCGTGCAGGCCGGCCAGGTCGAAGGCGAGGTCGTCGTCGCCGAACCAGGCCAGGACGTACTCGGCGATGTCCCGGGCGGTCCAGGTCTCGCCGTCGGCGCTGAAAATGTACGACGACTCCCCCGACGGGGCCTGGTACTTGCTCGACGACCGGTTGCCCTGGACGGCCAGGCCCTCGGCGTGCGGGGTGTTCCAGGCCAGGCGGCGGGTGATGGTCTCGGCGGTCGCCGACAGTTCCACGATCGACCCGTCGATCGGCGTGTGGTGGAGGATCCATTCCAGGCCGCGGGCCTGGAGGATCTGCGTTCCGGTCGGTTCGTCCAGGTCGGCCATGCCGGCGTTGTCGGCCTCGCCGGTGATCACGCCGTGCCAGACGGCCCGCTCCGGCGGGCCCGGGTCGACCAGGCGGACGTAATGGCCTCTCAGGTCGATCGGGGCGACGGTCTTGCGGCCGGCGCCGTCGCCGTCGTCGATCTCGCCGTAATGCCATCGCAGGGCCGCCTCGGGGACCGCCGGGGCCAGGTTGGCCTTGGCGGTGACCGGCGTGAGGTTCGGCCTCGGCTCCCATTCGTCGGTCCAGTCCTCTCGCGTCTCGACCGTCGGGCGCGTGATGTCGGCGATCTTGGCCGGCACGGGCTATCCTCCTGCGGCCTTGCGGACCCGCCATTCGGTCTCGACGCGGAACCTGTCGGCCCCGTGGAGGCACGGGATGATCACGGGGACCACGGCCAGGATCATGCAATCGTCATAGACCTCGTCCGTCGCGTCGGTGATGTCCTGCGTGGTCCACTGGAGGGCCAGGCAGGCGGCGGCGTGGGCCCTTGCGGTCGCGGCGTCGGCGGCAAAGTGCGTTGTCCGGATCGTCGACGCGGCGGCGACGACCCCGGTCAGGCGATATCGGTGGTGGTTCTCCCCGACGGCGCGGTCGAGTTCCTCACCCGTTTCGGCCGGGTCAACCGGCCGGCCGGTCATGGCGTCAAATCCCAGCGCTCCGATCTCGCGGGCCATCGTCTATCGCTCCCCATGGGCGTTATGGGCCGGCAGTTTCTCGGTCGCCTGGCGCAGGTTGCGTGCGGCTTCCCGTAGTTCCCGGGCGGCCTCGCGTTCCACTTGAGCGCGGGATTCGCCCTGGACGTGCGGATCGACACGTCCGACGCCGAGCCCGACCTGCCATTGGTCCCGCACTCCCTCGATCCAGCGTAGCAACGGCACCATGTCGTTCTGGCGTCGTCTCGCGGCGCGGATCTCGAGGGACTGGCCCATCAGGCCGCTCCGTTTGTAATACTCCAGTTTCTGGGCCTCGGCTTCCGCTTCGTGCTTGGCCATCAGGTTCGCCCAGTTGGGCCTGGCCATCGCCCGGTCCTGCGCCTGCAGTATCTCGTCTCGCTTCATCGCCAGGTGGATATCCCGCGTGTACTGCGTCGGATCGCGGGCTAGCATCGCCTTGACGCCGCCGACCTGGCTTCCCTCGAAGATGTTGTCCACCAAGGACGGATCCTTTTTCAGCGCCTCGTAGCGTTGGATGCCTGTGAGTCCGTAGAAACGGCGTTGGGCCGCCTCTTTGTCGCTGAGCTTCTTTCCGAACGTCTGGGGGGCGAACTCGCGTTTTTCACCCAGTTTCTGGACGATGGCCTGCAGGGGTTCGGCTCCCTGTTCGGACTCGAGTCCAGCCAGGGCAAGGCCCAGGCCCGTCATCCCGTGTTTCCCTCTCGTTAGCGTGTTCCACTGAGATACTGCCTTGAGGCCGCCGCGGGTGAACTTCTTGCCGTGTCGGCCCCTGGCCTGTGACAGGAACGCCGTAACGTCGGCGACGTCGTCGGCGGCCATGTTGGGAAACAACTTTCCAATCGTCCCGCCGATGGTTCCAAAGTCCGTCGGGCCCGCGCCGAGGAAGTTGCCGGCCTTCTTGCCCTCGGCCATCCAACTGTAGATCTTCTCAAAACGGCCGATCTCCATCGTCGGTGCCGCGCCGCGCAGGGCGTCGTACAGGGGGATGCCCTCCTCTTTCGGTCGGAGGGCCATGCCGCCGGTTCGATGGAGGATCCGGCGCTGGATGACGCTGGCGAAGGGAAGGTCGCCGGCCCCGGCGATGGCCTCGATCAACGATTTCGTCGTGGCCCCCTGCTGGGCGGCGAGGCGTTTGGCCTCTTCGATCTGGGCGGTGATGCCCTTGGTTACGCCGGCGACCGCCGCGCCGACCTTGAGCCAACCGGTGACCATGGACTTCGCGTCCTTGGCCGCCTGCTTGCCGGCGCGGGCCATGGCGTTGTCCTGGTCCTTCGTGGCCCGGGTGGCCTTGCGCGTGCCGCCGGCGACCTTCTTCTGGACGTCGACGATCTTCAGGAAACCCCGCACGGCCTTGGCCGACTGCGCGTCGAGATCAAATCGGACGTTGCCCATCAGAAGCGCTCCCGTGGGTCGCGGGTCGAAGGTCGAAGGTCCAAGGTCGCCGGTCCCGTGCGCGCGGCCGCATCGGGCCGTTTGGGACCTTCGACGTTCGACGTTCGACGTTCGACCATTGTTCTCATCCGCTCATGGCGTCGAAGATGGCGACCTCGCCTCGGGTCGGGACGTAGGTTCGCGGCAGGAGGCCGCGGATCCAGAGGCGGGCGTTTCTCGTTTTTTGGCTGGGGCTGTTTCGGTCGCCGGCGGGTCCGGATCCGTCGGCGCGTTTTTTTTTCCGTAGGCGACCCACGCGGGCCAGTCGACGAAGGCCTCCAGGACGCCGAGGATGTTGGTCGTGGTCAGGATCCGAAGGGCCGAGGCCTCGGCGGCGCCGATCCGGTAATTCAGGCTGAGGATCCCGACGGCCATCTCGAAGATCTCCATGTCGTCGATCACCGTGGGGGCCTCGGGGTCGGCCGGCCGGCCGGCCTGGGTGGCGATCGCGTCCCAGATCCGGTCCGCCATCCGGCCGGCGGCGGCGAATCGCGGCAGGATCTCGGTGACCAGGGCCCCGTCGGGGCCGATGGCCATCGACGACGGCAGGCGGGTCCCGCCGGGGAAACACCGGCCCACCGGGACGATCCAGTCGGCCCCGTCGGCCAGGCGGACCGCCGGGCCGTCGATCATCTCGGCCCGCTCCAGGTCGCCCGGACCGGGGGCCGGCTCGGCGTCGGTCGTCCCGACGTAGACGCCGTCCCGGCCGGGGATGGGCGCCCACGTCTGGCGGTCGGGCCAGAATCCGACGTCCTGGCCGTACTCGCCGGCGGCGATCACCACGCCGCCGCGTTTGGCCGGGCCCGGGCCGGCGATCGACTCGCGGGCGGTGGGGGTACCGACCACGACGTCGGTCAGGCCGGCGGCGGCGAGGGTCTCGCCCGTCGCGGCCCGGGCCTGTTCGATGAAGTACAGGAATCGGCTGGCCATCGTCAGGTCTCCGTGGCGCCGGCCGCTGTCCGGTCCGTCGTGCGGCCGAAAACGATGAAGTAGAGAAATCGCGGCATTGTTTAACTCGCTCCCGCCGGGCGGGTCAGGCCTCGATGGCGTCCTCGATCTCCTGGCAGGCGCGGCGGGCCTGGCTGGCCAGGCCGTGGGGCTGGCCGGCGGCCGGGCAGGTGGATTTCTGGCCGGTGTATCCGGCCAACCATCCCTTGTCGGGCGTATGCCGGACGGTGTAGACGCGGCCGGGGACCTTCAGGCTGTCGGCCTGCCACGTCGGCCCGTTCAAGGCCCACGGCAGACGTCTTTCGGGCGGGGCTGTTTCGACTGGGGGCCGTGCGTTCGGCCTCTCGCTGTCGGCCTCGGCGGGCTCGGCGTGGTCGGGATACGTGGCGAGGTGGGCGTCGTATCCCCTCTGCGTCTTGTACGTCTTGGGGCATCTGGGGCATTTCAGGTGGGCCATCGTCTTGTCCTTTCCATCGTCTTGTCCTTTTCGCCCGGGCCGTCGGCCCGGGAACGCCGGGCGTTGCCCGGCCGCTAAACAATGCGTTCATCACCGGCTACCCGCTACGGGCCGCCGGGTACCATCACGCCGTGGCGCCGAGGATCGTGATCTTGTATTGGCCTTCGAGCGTCGATTCCTCGGTCATCGTGATCTTGTCGCCGGTCCCGGCCGTGACGGTCCATCCGGCGCCGGGGTGGGACAGGAGGACCGACCCGCCGGCGGGGATGTTCAACTGGTCGCTGGCGTCGGCGAACGGGCCGGTGAATCCGTTGGCCGCCGCCGGCGAGATCGAGATCACCGACGCGGTGGTCGACGTGTTCTCGATCAGGATCGCCTTGACGTCGACGAACGTGACGGTGTCGCCGAAGATGTCGGCCAGGACGCCGGCCAGGTCCAGGTCCTCGGTGGCGTCGGCGGCCAGGGTCCGCTCGTCGGCCCACAGGAGGTCGGCCTGGCCGGATCCGGTCCCGGCGCTCAGGGCCTCGCTGACGCTGTGCGAAAACGACTGGCTGACGTCCTGAAAGTCGGTGCTCTTGGCGACCCCGGAGACGATGGAGGCCTTGATCACGGCGTTGCTCAATGTCTGGGCCATTGTGGGTTCCTTTGGCGTTGTGTCTTTTCGTGGGCTATGCCAGGCCGGTGATCACGATCGGGGCGTTGGCGTTGTCATACGTCGGCGTCGTGACGCGCTCCTCGACGGCCGGGGCCCCGCCGATGGACCGCACGGTGGTCATTTCCTGGTTGAAGGTGAAGGTGATCGGGCTGCTGCCCCGGAATCCGCCGCTTGCGACGTCGATGACCTTCAGGGACCCGCAGGACCCCACGCCGAGGTCGGTCAGGGTGTGGTACCGGTGGGTGATGATCGGCTGGATCCGGTCGATCGCGACGTGGGTGAACCACGGCTCGCCGTCCGACCGGATCGGGGTGACGGTGATGCCGGTGTCGATCTCGAATCCGATCAGGCCGAGGTCGCTGGCCTGGGCGACGTACATCTCGGCGGTGGTCGGGTCCGCGTCGGTCTGGGCGGTGGCCGTGGTGTACGGGTCGTTGGCGCCGTCGGCGCTGGTGGCGATGATCTCGAAGGTGGCGGTGGCCAGGCCGTCGCCCGGGGCCGACAGGCCACGCCAGACGCAGACCCCGGCGGTCAGGGTGATCGTGATCGACTGGTCGGCCGTGAAGGTTCCGCCGTCGGCCTTCTTCTTGAAGAACAAATGCACGTCGTTGGCCCCGGTCCCGATGTCGTATCCGGTCAGGCCCACGGCGCCGAGGGCCGTCTTGACGGCCGTGGTCGTGAAACTGATCCGGACGTCCTCGAGGTCGACCGCCGCGTCGCGGTTGTAGACCTGGCCGCTGTCGGCGGACAGGAATTCGGTCACCGCGTCGGAGGCCTCCCCGTCGGTGATCTGGCCGATCACGGTCGATCCGAGTTGCACGGCGGCGAGTTGGTAGATGGATTGGATCATGGTCTATTCCTTTTGGCCTCGGGCCGTCGCCCTCGCGCGGGGGTCGGCCGGGCCTCTCGTTGTCGGCCCGGGGTCGGGTTGTCCGGTCGCGTTGGTCATCCGATCTTCACGGTTCGTGTGGTCTTGTTGGCGTTGAGGCGGTCGGTCATGAGGGTGTCCAGGCGGCGGGCCATGGCGTCGGCCTCTTGGTACGTCGTGGCCGTCAGTTCGGCGGCCTTGTCCGGCTGGCCGGGTTTCTTGTACTTGTACAGGTACCGCGGGCCGGTCATCGTGACCTTGGCGCCCTTGGACGTGCTGGTGATCCGGGCCATCCGGCCGACCTGGCGTTTCATGTCGCCGTCGAAGACCAGGGGGATGTTGTGGCCGACGGCCTTGCGCTTCCGGGCCTTGTACTTCGCGGTCCGGGCCCGGTACTTGTACTTGCCGGCGGCGGCGGGTGCGAAGTGGCCCGGCAGGGTGTCCTTGTGCCACTGGTCGCCGACGACGGCCAGGGCCTCCTTGGCGGCCGCTCGCAGGTCCTTGGCCAGGACGTCCGGGCCGCCGACGTACGTGATGGAGGCCTTCAGCGCCATCGGACGGCCCTCCGTGCCGGGCGGCCGCCGCCCGCGGCGGGGGCTGTCGGCGTCTGCGTTGTCCCGATGCGGAAAACCATCATGCCGTCCTCCAGTCCAGTTCCATGATCGTCTGGTAGAAATCGCCCTCGCCGGTGTCCTCGCTGCGGTGGGGCCGCTCGAGGAACCGGGCGCCGGTCATGGCCAGGTGGTCGTTTTGGCCGCTGAGGTCCATCATCTCGGCGATGATCTCGCCGACGGTCGTCAGGAACGCCTTGTGCGCGGCTTCCCACGCCGCGGCGGTGGCGCCCTGGTCGGCGGCGGCGACGTCGGCCTCCAGGAGAAACAGGATGCTCCCGGCGTCGCCGAACGCGTCGGTGTCGATCCGGGCCATCTCGCGGACCGTGCCCTGGTCAACGACGGCGAACGGGCGGGCGGCGGCGACGTCGGCCGGCGGGATGCCCGGGGTGTAGATGTGGGCCGCGGCGTCCGGGGCGGTGGTCTCGCCGACCAACGTCCGAAAGGCCGGCGCCGAGGCCAGGAGGGTCCGGAAGTTGGCCACCGGGCCCCAGATCAGGTTTTCGCGGTCAACGGTCATTTTTCGTCTCGGGCTAGTCGGTGTCCATCGGGTCGGTTTTTTCGGGTCGGTCCGGCGGCGGCGGGTCGCCGTGGGTGACGGAGCGCAGGTGGGCCCGTTTCTTGACGCGGCGGACCGTCGCGGCGGTCGCCGGGTCCATCGCGGCGCGGACGACGTCGTCGAAGTCCGTCAGGGCGACCTCGGCATGGGCCTTGAGGCGGTTGCGGCCGTTCTGGACGGCGGTGACCATGTTCCGGATCGTGCGCGCCGGCTTGATCCGGCCGTACAGGACGCCGGCGGCGGCGCCGAGGGGCCCCAGGAAGGGGAGAATCGTCGCGACGATCTCGTCGATCGCGTCGGCGGTTTCGCCGGCCGGGGCCGGCGGCGGGTTCTCGCCCGGCGGGCTCCCGGCGGCGCCGTCGATGTTGTCGCCCGGGTCCGGGGGCGACGGCGGGGGCCAGTAACACCCGGGCAGGATCAGGGCGGCCAGGGCGACGGCCAGGATCGCGCAGGAGGCGACGCCCAGGGCGATCATCGCGGCGGTCTGCTTGGCGGTCATGGCGCACCCCCGGCGGCGATCGCGGCGATCGCGGCGCCGACGATCAGGAGGATCACGCCGCTGGCGAGATGCCAGATCCGGTCGGCGCGGGTCCGGGTCCGGCCGGACTCGCCGGTGCGGGCCTCCTCGATCCTGGCCAGGCGGTAGATCACGCCGGCCGTCGGCTGGCCGTTGCCGGTCAGGAGGGTGCAGACGGTGTCGACCTTGTCGGCGAGGGTGTCGATCTTGTCCGCCGCGACGGTCATTGCCCGGGCGCCGCGCTCGAATCGTGCGGCGCACTCCTCGCGGATCCGGTCGCGGTCGATGTGGTTCGGTTCACTCATGGTCACTTACCGGGTGGCAGGGGTCTGGCCGACGTCGGCGGGCAGGTCGGCCTTCATCGTCTCGGCGGCCAGCAACTCGACGACGCCGGCCTTGATCGCGGCGTCGAGGGCGTCGAGGCGGGCCTGGGTCCACGGCTGCCAGTCCTTGACGCACTCGGCGCCGTTCTTGTCGGTGAACTTGTTACGGGACGGGCCGGGGGTCACGTCGAGGGCCTTCGGCAGGGTCTTTCCGGGTTTGACGCGGATGTACGTGCCGACGCCGACGGCGGCGTGGTCGAGCTGTGCGTTGATCAGTTGTCGTGCGCTCATCGGTTCGGTCCTTGTGCGTAGAGGGCGGCGATTTCGTTGTCGGTCAGGGGGCGGTTGTAGACTTGCACGCGGCGAATCGTCCCGTCGTACGGGTTTGTCGGCCCGTCGTATGCTCCCACCAGGAGCGGGCTGGCCGCGTCGGTGTCCTTTGTCCCGGTCGATGCGGCCTGGGCGGTGTAACTGGAGACTTCCGCACCGTCGATAAACAGATCGGCCTTGCGGTCCCCGGAGACGGAGTACCTGGCCGCGACCATCGCCAAGACTCCCGGCGTGACAGTATCCGGGGTATAGGACTGGGCGTCGGTGCCGGAATAATCGCTCTCAAAAAAGAGGCGGTGGTCGTCCAGGAGCGTCATTCGGATCGTCTTGGCGTTCTTTGCCAGGAGGTATCGTGTCGCCGCCGTGGCCGAAGGAACCGCCCAGACGACGAAGGTCAGTTCCTCCATGTCGTCAAGGTCCGCCTCCGAGCCGAGATCGTCATAGTCGTTGGCGCCGTCGAAGTATTTGCTGCCGCCTTTGAACTGATCGCCTGCACCATCAGCGTTGAGCCATGAGTTCCCACCATTGGCCCCGTTGTCCCACGAAGCCCCTGTGACGGTGAGCGTCTTGCCGTTTCCGCTGGAGTCTGTGGCATTACCTGACCCATCACGGATTCGCCAGCGTGCTGTAGGATCAGCAGCTCCGCTGGCAGCAGAAAGAGCAAAGCCGTTGTAGAGACGTTTCACATCTACGGCGGTGGCCTTGTAGCCGTCGTAGACGTGCCAGTCGCTCAGCTTCCCCTCGAAAAACCCGGCAGGGCTGGAATCAAGGAGCGCTCCAAGGCCGGTCTTGTCGCAAGAGACGGAGGAGAAATAACCGGTGTCCCATCCCGCATTGGTCAGAGTTTCAACAAACGCCCCGTCCGCGTATACATCGGCCTTGACCGCCGAATCCTCGACGTAGAGAACGACCGCAACATGGATGCGCGTATCGAGAACAAAGGTCACTGAGGCCGTTTCGATGTAGGTGCTTCCATCGTTGAGCCGGACTTGAAGGCCGGTCGAGCCGCTTCTCATGAGGGTGATATAGGCGTTGGATGCGCCGCTGTCCCCACACCAGAACAGCGCCTCGGACCCGCTGACTATCGCCGGATCGGCCCATCCGGCAACGGTGCACGGGAACTGCGTCAGCAGGTCATCGGTGATCTGTGCCTCGTCGTTTAGTCCGTCGAAGGAAAGAGCAGGGGCTCCGTAGGACGTGCCGTGGTGGCCGCCGAGGGACCGGTCCTGGGGGCCCTGGCGGCCGGGGCGGTTGTAGTCGATGTCGGCGACCAGGCCGGCGGGGGTGAATCGGGGTGTCCGCTGTGCGGTCAGCATCAGTATCTCATGGGGTAGATGGCGTATTTGCCGCCGCTGGCGGCGTTGACGAAGAGGCCGGTCTCGCCTTTCTTCAATTTGACCACCAGGGTGTCCTGGGGACCCTTGTAGATTCCGCCGGCCAGGGCGATGGCGCTGGTGGATCCGACGGTGACCCAGGTGTCCTTGCCGATGACGATGACTCGGCCGCCGTCGGCGAACCCGGTATGTTCCTCGGGCGTGGCGACATCCGTGTGGGTGTTGGCGATGGCCTGATCATCGTCTGCCAGGTCAATGTGTGCCGTGTTGTCTCTGACGTGGTTTATCATCGCGTCTCTCGTTTCTGCCGTGTCATCGCGGTGTCCGGTGGCCTTGTCGGGTTCGCTCGATCGGTTCGGTTCGCTTCAGGGCCAGTTGCCAATACTCGCCGCCGCCGACGGCCAGGGGGTTTTGGTCGATCGTCCAGACGGTGGTCCCGTGGGTGACGGTCTCGCCGCGGGCCGGGACCGCGACGCGGGCGGCGGGAATCGTGCAACCGGCGCGGCGGACGGTGGTCTTGCCGTCGAGGCCGTCGTGGATCTCCGGTTCCTGTTCGCAGAACGTCGCGTCGGTGATCTCGGTGGCGGTGCCGTCCGCGGCGGTGTGGGTGACGGTCTCGCCCATCGCCGTGGCGATGATGCCGGCCATCGTCGACAATCTCGCGGCGTTGCTCATGACGGCGTCCCGGTTGTCCCAGCGCGGGCCATCGCCCCGGCCGCCGTCGGACGGCCGGGGCTCCGGCCCGGGTGCTCACGCGTCGCTCGTGCCGCTTAGGCTTCGGCCGCCCAGGTCCCGCGGAGGGCTTCCATCAACCATCCCGTGGCCCCGCCGTAGTTCAGGATGACGTGGTCGCCGCTCTTGGCCGTCGCCTTCGTGTTCAGTGCGTCCTTGTCGTCGACGCCGGCCCAGTCGGGGCCCATGATCTTGTCGTTGGCGTTGGGGCTGACCGTCACGAGGACGGCCCCGTCGGCGGCGACGTTCATGATCGCCAGGCGGTGGCCGGCGGCCACGGCCGGCAGGGTGACGGCCTTCGCGTCGGTGTTGACGCAGAAGACCTTGCCGACGTCCTGGATGTCGAGGGTCTTGTTGTCGGCGACGTCCTCGAAGTTCCCGATGCTCAGGATCGGGATCAGGTCGGCGGGGTAGGCGTTCAGGTCGACCTCGACCTTGGCCAGGGCGGCGACCTTGTCGGTGATCACGGTGCCCAGGAGGAAACCGGTCGTGCCGAGGCGGGTCTCGGCGGCGCCGGTGGTCGATCCGCCGTAGGGCGTCCCGTCGGTGTCCCATCCGACCACGCCGCCGCGGCTCATGGCGAACTCGACGGCGTCGACGCTGAATTTGCCGTCGGTGTAGACGCTTCCGGTGGCGGCCGCGGCGATGTCCGCCACGCAGACGCCGGCCCGGCCGTCGATGTTGACGACCTCGCCGGCCGTCCTGGCCGAGGCGGAATAGAAATCCTCGGTCGTCGTGTTGTCCCTCAGGAGGACTGCTTCCATGGTTCTGTCCTTTCGTTGTGCGTTGTCTTTTGGGTTCGCTGTGTTTTGTCGTCGCCATGGTCCGGCCGGCGGCGACCCCATGGGCGGGCCGCCGCCGGCCTCTCATGGCCGGTGCGCTATTCCTGGTTGAGGATCATGCCCTGGCCGTCGGCGGCGGCGACGCCGTAGTCGATGAAGACCTCGAACGCCACGCCCAGGACGCCGGGGCCGGGGCTGACCTGGCGGACCGTCGGCGTCTGGACGCCGTCGAGGAAATCGACCCGGACGTTGTCGCACTGGCTGGGGGCCGCCATCAGGTACCACGACGTGGCGCTGTACCCGGTGTAATTGGCATTCGACAGGCGGCTTTCCTGCACGGGCTTGATGGACCCGTCGCCGTAGGCGTGGACGGCCGGGCTGTAACTGGCGGCGCTGGTGGATGCCAGGCCGGCGGCGATGATGGCCGGCTGGCTGACGCAGGACCAGGCGTCATTGTACTGGTCGGGCGGGACCAGGAGGACGGCCGGGATCAGGTCGCGGGGCTGGCCCTTGGCGTTGGTCATCGCCGCCAGGGACGCCGCGGCGGTGGCGATGCCGACCGGGTCCAGGGTCGTGCTGGTGTTCAGGTTCCCGCGGTTGGTGGCGTCGAAGATGGCATTGCCGTCGCCCATGTTCCCGTTGGCCAGGAGGAGGGTGTAGACGGTCTGGCTGATCGTCTGGATGGCGCCCTTGCCGAGTTCCATGGGGGCCTTTGTCAGGATCCCGATCCGGTCGTCGCGGATGGTCTTGCGGGTGACGGTCAGGATGTTGCCCTTGGTCTCGGCGGTGATGCTCTCGCCGGTGTCCTCGAGGTTGATGTGTTGCAGTTTGCCGTCGGCGCCGACGGTCTGCAGGTTCCCGGCGATGTCCAGGCGGACCATCTTGTTGGCCTGGAAATTGCTCACCGATCCGGTGCTGCACCAGGCCCGCCAGGTCTGGGCGACCGACAGGGCGCCCTGCAGGGCGGAAACCCCGGCGACGTTGGAGGTGATCTCGCTGAACGATCCGGTCGAGATCGCGGCGCGGATCATCTCCTCGCGGCCGATCGGGACCGCCTGGCCGGCCAGGCGCAGGGCGTGGCGGCACAGGTCCTCCATGGTGACCCCGCGGAGGCGGTGGCCGTGGTCCATGACGGGGTCGCTGTACTCGTCGCGGGCGGCCGCCGCCTCGCCGTGTCCGCCACGGATCAGGAGGGCGGCCTCGACCGTGCGGCGGTCGGCGTCGGCCGCCGACGGGGCGACGTGGGCGGCCGGGACGCCCGGGCGCTGGTCCCGCATGCGCTCGACGAACCGCTCGCGGGCGGCCGCGACGGTGACCGCCGTGTCGGCCAGGACCGCGTCGCGGGTCTCGTCATCGACGCCGGCCATCTCGGCCAGTTCGGTGATGCGGCCCCGCCGCTGGGCGGCCTCGCGCTCGGCCCGGCGGTCGACGGCCCGGTCCATGGCCGCGTCGAGGTCCTCGGGGGGAATCCGCAGGGGCTCCGGGTCCGGCGGGCCGGCCGGCGGGGTCTCGTTGTCGCCGGCGGCGTTGCGGACCTGCTCGGCGTCATAATCGGCCCGCAGGGCGGTTCGTTGCTCGTCGGTCAGGGCCTCGGGGTCGAGGCCGCGTGCCTGTAACCATTCGTTGAATCCCATGTCTCTGTCCTTTCGTGTGTCGGCTTGACGGGGGGTCGTTGCTGGTGGGGTGTCTGCCCGGTTCTTGGCGGCCGCGTCGGCCCCGATGGCGCAGACGGAGTTTTCGTGGGGGCTCCACCGGGTCGAGACCTTCAACGGCAGTTCCTTGGCGGTGAATGTTCGGCCGTTGATTTCCTCGCTCTCGCCGGGCTCGATGATCACCGAGGCGTGTACGCGGTACCCGACGGAGTTGTCGGTCAGGTGGCCTTCGCGGACCAGGGCGAACGCCGCGTCGCCGGCCGGCGTGCCGGCGAAGGTGTTTTCGCCGATCAGACTGTCGCCGTCGACGCGGAGGTTGCGGGTCGATCCGAGTTGCGAATCGATCGACCATCGGTTGTGGCTGTCCAGGAGGGGGACCTGGCGGCTGTCGGGCAGGTCGACGCCGTCCATGAGGAGGATCTCGTGGACCATCTCGCCGCGATGCCAGTCCCAGACGCGGACGGGGGCCTCGGTGGCGATCGCGGCCTCGACGCTGCGGTGGTCCTCGTCGATCGTCCGGGCCCGGAGGCTGAACGTCCGCGTGAACAGGTCGCGGGCCTCGAGGTCGGCGATCATCGCGTCGGTGGCCTCGGCGGCGGGGGTCGCCGTTGCGGGGGACCGGGTGGCCAGGGGCTCAGGCCGCGGCGGTTTGGCTTGTCGCTTCGTCATCGGTGGTGTCCTGTGCGGCGGTCTCGGCGGCGGCCTCGGCGGCCTGGGCGTCCTCGATCGCGGCGACGGCCGGGGCGGCGTCCTCGATCCGCAGGCCGAGGTCGGCGACGAAGTCGCGTTCGACGGCGATCTGCTTTACCTTGCGGCGCCAATCGAATCCCAGGGCGGCCCATTCGTCCTCGAGGGTGGTCGTCAGGCTGTTGAGGCGGATGCGCTGGGCGTTGGCCTCCTTGGCCGGGTCCACGTGCTGGTGGCCGGGCCAGAACCACTGGACCTCCGGCCTGGCGGCGCCGGCGAGGGTGCTCAGGGTCCGGCGCGTCATGTAATACTCGGCATACCAGGCCCGGAAGATCCGCGTGCAGAGGCGGCCGATCCAGGCCTGGTCGGTCCGGATCATCCGGAAATAGGTCTGCCAGTCCAGGCGGCCCGAGGCGTAGTTGTATCCGCTGGAATTGCCGGCCACGACGTTGTGGGGCATCGACAGGCCGCGGCCGATCTCGTCGAGGATCTCGCCCTTGAACGTCGCATACGTCGCGGTGGGCTGGCTCGGCGTAAACGGTTTCATGTCGTATCCGGCCGGCAGGGTCAGGAGGCTGCCGCGGGGGATCTCGACTTCGTCGAATTCCTCGTCGGCCTTGACGTCCACGCCGGGCAGGGTGGTGTAGGTCACGGCGCTGATCGAGGCGGCGTTCTCGGCGGCGTTGACGGTGGCCAGGGTGTACCGCCGCAGGTGGGCCAGGGGGATCAGGGCCGAGGCGAACCAGGGGATCCCGCGATGCTGGCTCGGCCGCTCGGGGCGGTAGACGTGGACGATCTGGCCGGCCGGCACTTCGTCGTAATCGGCCGGGTTGACGATCGTCAGGCTCCCGGTGTCGCCGGGGTGTTTCTTGAGGACCAGGTAATGCGTGGGCCGCCTCTCGGCGTCGAACCGGATCCCGTCGGCGACGGTCTTGTCGACGAACAGGCCGTACGGCGTCGAGACGCGGTCGCCCTCGATCAGGCGCAGGCGCAGGGCCACCTCGTTTGGGCGGGCGGCCGGGTCGCTGGTCATGACGATGAACGCCTCGCCGGCGGCCGGGCACTGCTTGACGGCCAGGGCCAACATCTCGCCGAAACTCTGGCGGCCGTCGGCGTCGCAGTGCTCGCACCACCGGGCCCAGTCGTCCTCGATGCGCTGGGCGATCGTCTCGTCGGGGCCCTCGCCGTCGATGGTGACCTGGGCCCGGGGGCCGCGGCCGACGATGTCGTTGGCGAGGGTCTCGATGATCCCGCGGGCGTATCCGTTGTTGTGGCCCTCGTACCGGCACCACTGGCGCAGGCGGGGCAGGTCGGCCCGGACGACGGTGTTGATGTCGGCGGTGGTGGCGTGGGCGAAGTGGTTTTGCGTGTACTTGTTCGAGTCGGCCCCGTCAAAGAAGGTCCGCTCCTGGCCCGGCTGGCGGATGACCTTGATCGTCCGTGGGCCGGACGGCCCGGCCGGCCGGTTGCGGATCGCCGCGACGACGCGCTGGATCAGGCCGGGTTGTCGGGGTTGTCGGCTCATCCGCGCGTCCCTGAGCACTTGATGCCGCCGATGGCGAATCCGCGGCCGGTGGCGGCCTGCTGGAGTTTGCTTTCGAGGACGGCCAGGGCGTCGAGCATGTCCTTGCGGCTTCCGAAGTTGGTCGTGCGGCCGTGTTCGTCGGTGATCGACGTGGCCCCGGTTTCCAGGGCGGTCTCGATCGCGGCGATCTGTGTTGCTGTGGACATTGGTGCTCGCTGACGGTCCGGGCGCTGGCGGGGTTGCCAGGCCCCGCCAGGCCCGTTCCAGGAGAAACCACGCTCGACTTTTCAGGGCCCGTCCGGCCGGGCCCGCTACGGCGTCTGATTGTTTTTTCGCCCCGGGCGACGGCGGGGGCAATGGTAATCCCCGGTATTTCCTGGTTTACACCATATATGGTGTACTTTCTGGTTTGGACCGCCCCCATGCCCCCTTATGTGGCGGGTTTGGCGTCGATTCGCTCCACGGTGCGATGTCGTCGCCCGCAGTTGCGGCATCGCTTGTATCGGACGACCCTGGCCGGCCCGGGGTCCGTCGAGACGGTGTAGAAATGCCGGCATCCGCACTTGCGGCATCGCAGGCCGGGTTTCGATTTCGGATTGCGGACCTCTTGATCTTGGGATTGCGGATTGTCGTCACCCATTGGTCGCTGCCTCCTCTGCCTTGCGCCAGACGGCCTCGAGGCGGGTCAGGAGGGTGATCGCGTCGAGTATGTCACGGTGGCGACCGGCCCGCAGGCAGGCGATCATCGTGTTGTAGATCCCGCGCAGATCGTCGGCCGTTGGATAATCGGGATTGACCGCGTCCCTCGCCATCGTCAGGAGGTTTCGGACCCTGACGATGGTCCGGCGCCGACGGTGGTCCGAGACGGCCAAAGTTGCCGTGTAGGCCAGGGCTTCGCGTGCGGTGGTGTATATGTCGAGCGGGGTAACGGTCATTTGGCGATTCCTTTCGCGGCCTTCTTGGCGGTTTTTTGTTTGGCCGTCTTGCGCCTGGGGGCTTTTCGTTTGGCGGCGGGCTTCTTCCTGGCGGGTTTGGCCCGCTTGAGGGCCCGGGCCAGGCGGACCAGTTCCTTGCCGGCGGCTTCGATCATCTCGGCGTCGGTGGTGTGGGGGCTGGCGGCGCCGGGCAGGCCGACCGGCTCGAGGTGGGCCTCGATCGCGTCGACGATGGCCGCCAGTTCGGCGTCCTCGATCCGGCGGCGCTCGGCGGCGGTCGTCGGGACCTCGCCGTCCGGATCGTCCGGGCCCGGCGCCGGGTCGCGCTCGGTCGGGCCGATGCCCAGGAGGCGGTGTTTCTCGCGCTGGGCGGCCAGGGCGGTCTTGGTGTCCTGGACGCCGAGGCAGCGCTGGTAGATATCGTCGAGGCGGGTGATCGCCTCGCCCAACAGTTCGTCCGGGTCGTATCGGGCGGCCCGCGTGATCTTCGTCCGGGCCGCGGCGATCGCCTCCGGCACGTCGGCCGGATCGAGGCCGAGTTTCTCGATGCAGGTGTCCCGGATCTCCGCCGGCCGCAGGGCGGCGGTCATCAGCAGGACGATCTTGTCGACGACCGCCGGGTCGATCGGCGGCGGTTGTTCGGGCGGCGTCGCCGCGGCGGGCTTCTTGGTGGCCTTGCTCATTTCGTCAGCGCCTCCTCGGTCCAGGACCGGTGGAAGGCGTAAAGGTCGCGGTCGTTGGTGATCACGTACTGTTCCAGCCGCGGGTTGGCCGTCAGGTTGGCCGATCCCTCGACGGTGATCCACGCCCCGGCGGCGGGCGCCTCGATCAGGAGGACCTTGGCGTGGTTCCTGAATGCGCGGTAGCGGCCGCCCCGGGCGCGGATGCCGGACTGGATCATGGCGTAGACGGCGCTCTCGCGGCGCTTGAAGTAAAGGCCGGTCAGGACGTCGGCCGTGACGATGGCGCCGCTGTCCCACAGCTCGAATAGTTCGACCACGTTGGGACGGCTCATCGTCCATGTGCTGCACGTCAGCCTCTCCGCGCGGCCGACCCACGTGATGAATTGCGGGATGAACGTCCAGAAATCATAGAGCCCGGTCCCGATGACGTGGATGGACTCGCCCGGGCCCGGCGGGGCGGGAATCACATCGAGCAACTGTTGACGCTGGGCGATCCGCTCGTAACGGCGGCGGGCGGGCGTCCGGCCGTGGGCCCGGCCGGCCGGCATGTGTTCGGTTTCGAGCGCATCGGCGCCGCCGGCGGGGCCTGTGGTCAACCCGAGAAGGTCCTCGACCAGGAACCCGGTTTCGAGTTCCCTTAACGGGTCGCCGACGGGCTGTTCGGGCGGCGGGGTCATTCGGCGGGCTCCGGGGCGGGCCGACATCGCATCGCCTGGATTTCCTGCGCGGCGGCCTCGGCCCGTTGCGTCAGGTGGCATGTCCATCCGGCCAGGCGGAGGAGGTCGGGGATCGTCTCGGCCGAGGCGTAAAACCCGCGGCCCACAAGCCAGTCGAGCAGGCCGGTCAAGAAACGGCTGGCATTGTCCGCGCGGCGGTGATCGCGGTCCTTGGCGCGGTGGGCGCGCATGAATGCGCTCATTGCCCGATAACGGGTGCGGTGGTCGCGTCGAATCCCGACCTGGGCGCAGAAGTCTGCGATGTCGCCGGGGTGCTGCGGGTGGAGGACGGCGGTCCCTATCGGCTGGTGGCGGCGGATAATGCGGCGGCCGTCGGCCGTGGTTTCCAGTCCGATCCATCCGCACGGGACCGCCTCGGGGGCGATCAGGCCCTTGGGATACGCCAGGTAGCACAGGTGGGCCGGCGGATGGGCGGCGGCGAACTTCCGATCAGCATCCTTTTTCAGGTCGCCGGCGGTGATCTTGACCTCGACCAGGGCCGTGAGGAGTGGGCCGGTGCGATATTGCAGCTCGCGGTAGGCCTTGTCGTCGACGGGGAAGTAGTTGTGACGGACGCGGCGCTTGGCGACCAGGCGCAGGCGATGGGCCTGGGTCGGGCTGGGGTAGATGTACGATGCAAGGTCTGCCGTCCATCCTGGGGCGACGGGTACCTCGGTTTCGACGGGTTTGAAGCCCGCCCCGTCGAGGTAGGCCGCCGCCGTCGCGGTGATCCGCGTCGTCAACGGCGTTTTGTTGCGGTCGGTCATTCGGTTCTCCGGTCTATACGGCCGCTCGTTTGGCGGCCTGGCGTTCGGACATCTTCATGCGTTTCTTGGTCGCGGCGGTGTCGCGGGTCGGCGGGGCGGTGGCGCCGGCGGCGGCGGTGGCCTGGTCGGTGATGATCGGCTGGCCGCAGACCGCCGCGGCGGCGGCGGCCATGTACAGGCAATCGAGCCAGTGGTTCCGCGGCCGTTTGACGTTCCAGTACGTCAGTTCCTTGCCCTGGCGGTAGACGGTGGTTCGGACCTCGGCGGTGATGTGGTCGGCAAACCGCGTGTGGACGGCGGGGTCGGATCCGAAGACGGTCGTCGCCCCCGGGCGGCGCTGGCCGTCCTTGGGCAACATGAACCCGATCTGGACGCGCTCCTTCCAGAAATCGGCGTCGAGGTGGTACAACCAGACCTTCGGCGCCGGCTGGTGGGTGGCGAACCAGTGGGCCCCGATCCGCCGGCCGTGGCCTTTCTTGGTCGGGTGCTTGTATCTCGACTGGCCGCTCTTGGATCCGAACCCCTTGCTGGCGCGGTACAGGCCGCGGGGGCCGCTCTTGACGAAGGTGTACACGGCGGTGTCCTTGTATCCGGCGTCGACCAGGCAGGTGTCGAGGTGGCGGATCTCGCCGGTATCCTCGGTCGGCCATCCGGCGTTGAAGACGTCGCGGATCTGGAGCAGCGCGGTCAGGATGGCGGCCTCGACGGCCTGCTGGACGTCCGGGGCCTTCAGGTCGGTCTCCAGGGGGCTGTTGACGCGCTCGGCCCCGTAATCGATCACGTGACTGACGGCGTTGGCCGTGGCCATGACGACCCAGTGGCACAGGCGGGCCCCGGCGTCGATGCCGGCGGTCAGGTACGCGGTGTCGGCCGGGACCAGGCCGCGGGGCTTGCCGGTCAGGGCCGTCACCACGTCGGGGCGGGCGATCTCGGCGGTCTGCGGGGCCTCGTGGCTCGGCGGGATCTGCTGGTATTCCGAGTCGAACGCCTCCTGGCCGACCTTGGCGATCATGTTCATGCAGAACTGGAGGGTCGACCGCTCCAGGGGCGTCCCGTCCGGACGGTTCTCCTTCGGGTCGTGCTTGAAGTGATGCGGGTTGGTGACGATGGCGCCGGCTTCCATCATGCGGCGGCGGCGGAGAAACATCTTGTGGGCCTTGGTGTACAGGACGTCGCCCCAGGCGGTGTCGCGGCGGTACTGGTCGATGTACTCTTGCCAGAGGTCCATCCGGTCGGGGTACTGGATCAGGAGGGGGTGACGCTCGCCGGACCAGGCGGGTTTCCGCTCGCGGTCGGTGAACCGGTCGGCCAGGCAGTTCCGGTGCATGATCGTGCCGAGGTACAATATCGAAATCGACCGGGTCGGGCCGGTCATGCCGGCGATGTCGCGTTCGAGGCGCTCCTCGAGCTGGTTGGTCTGCTCCTCGCTGCGGGCGCTGGCGGCGGTTTCCGGGTCGTCGACCAGGACGAGGTTCGGCCGGCGGCCGTCGTATTGCGTGCCGCGGATCGCGGCGTCCAGGCCGCGGGACAGGAGGATGGCCCCGCCGGCGTCGGACCCGGGGACCTCGGGGAATCGGATCATCTCGCTGGACCACTTCATCCGCAGGAGGCGGCCCTGGTAGGACATCTGGCGGGCCCGCTGGGCGGCGCCCTCGAGGGCCTGGACGGGGGCGCAGATCTCCGGGAAGTCGGCCGCCAGGTCGGGCCATCGCTCGGGGTCCTCAAACTTGCCCTTGACCTGCTCGGCGTTGCGGTCGGCCTCGGTGGCGTTGGCGCCGACGATCACGACGAAATCCCGGAACCCGTAACAGATCGCGTAGATGGCCAGGCCGAGGGAGATGTTGGTCTTGCCGCCGCCGCGCTCGGCGGCGATCGCCTTCCATCCGACCTGGGCGATGCAGGTCTTGAAGGCCTCGATCATCTTGCGCTGGGTCTTGCTGAACGGGTTGTAGAAGATGTCCGGGAAGTACGTCCGGAGGAAGACCGCGGGGGCCTGCTTGCACTTGCGCCGGCGGCGCGGGTTGCGGATCTCGGGGATGGTGATCTCGCGGCCGAGGGCCCGTCGGGTCCGGACGCGCTCGGCGTCGCGGACTCTCTCCGCGTCGGCCGCCCTGCGTAATGTCAGGATCTGGGGTCTCACGCGATTCGGGGCTCCGGCCGGCGTGTGGGGGTCGTGGCCCTGGCGGCCTCGACGGCTTGCGACGTTTGGCCCTGGTCGACTTTCTCGCTCAGGAGGCCCGACGGACGGACTGTGTCAAAAAAGCGCGGCGTGTGGAGATTCCAGTTGTCGCTGTGGCGTCGGTAGTACCTTTTGTCCTGAGGCCACTGGCTTGCTCCTGCGGCCATATCTCCGGTTGCGGCGGGGTGTGGTACGTCTGCTGGCGATCGTCGCTCACGGGGAAACTCTCGCGGCCTGTGGCGGTCGCTTTTGGAATCGAGAAAGTCGCTTAGAATCGATTTGCGGGCGGCGATATCACTGCTCATTGGGCTGTGCGATCGGTCCCGCCATATCGGCAACGATGAGGGGTGTTTTTCCGCTGAAATATCCTCTTGACTGTGCCCGTTTTCGGGACTATACAAACGGTTGACCTGAACGTTCAGGTTTTTTGCGATTTCGCGGGGCGATTTCTGCGGTAAGTGCATGGGCGCCGACGGCTTCGGCGATGCGGGCCTTGGCGCGCTGTCCGATTTAAGCGCGACATAACCGTAGTTGTGGCGCGCTAAGGCGTCCACAGCGCTTGGGGGGGGTCCGCCGGGCGCCGTCCGGGGCTCCGACGGCCGTCGATCGCGGGTCTCGGCGCTGCGCATCACAGGTCCTCCGTGATGCGCGTGGCCAGTTCAACCGCCGCGTCGGCGTCGCGGTCGTAATAGGCCTGGAGGGTCTCGATCCGGGCGTGGCGGCTGAACCCCTGGACGTCGCCCATGTTGGACCCCGGGGCGCGGATCGTCTCGGTGATCGCCGTGTGCCGCAGGCCGTGGGGGCTGGTCTCGACCCCGGCGGCGCGGCCGAGGGCCTTGACGATCCGCACGATCGACCCGGCGCTGAGGCGGCGGGCGTTGTCGTGGGCCCGGCTGAGGGTCGTAAACAACGGCCCGTCGTGGTCGCCGCGGACCACGGCCCAGGTCGCCACGGCCTCGACCACGCGCTCGGGCAGGGTCATCCGCCGCCGCTGATACTGGCCCTTGCCCAGGACGTCGATCGCCGGCGGGCGGCGTTCCAGGTGGACGTCCTGGCGGTTTAACTGCTGGACTTCTCCTCGGCGCAGGGCCAGGCCGTAGAACAACCAGATCATCGCCGCGTCGCGCGGGCCCTTCATGCCGCCGGTGGCCTCGGCGATGGCGATCATGTCGTGGACGGCCTGGCGGCCGGGCCCGGCGGTGTCCCGCTGGCGGATCACGCGCAGGGGCGGGATCCGCAACCGCCAGGTGATCTTCTGCAGGTTGCGGGCCGTCCGGGTCAGGGACCGCAGGGCCGCCAGGCGGCGGTTGACGGTGGCCGGGGCGACGGTGTTGCCCAGGGCGGCCTTGTACAACGTGGCCTGTTCGAGGGCGGCCCCCTGGCCGCTTCGGATCAGGTCGGCGACGGCGACGGCGGCGCTGTCGGCCCCGATGAATCGCCGAAAGGCGGCGATGTCCGCTTCGTAGGCCCGCCGGGTCGTGGGTTTCTGGGCGGCGTAGAACACCTCCAGGAGGTTCCGGGCGGTGGCGATCCACGATGTGCGCGTCGCGGCCATCTAGTCGGCACCCTCCATGTCGGCCGGGTCGGCGGCGGTGAGGTAATAGGCCTGGATCTCGGCGACCGTCGGGTAGACCGCCGAGGTCGGGCAGGTCCCGTCGATCCGGTATTGTCGCTTGATCCGGGCGACGGCCTTGCGGTCGGGCATCGCCTCGACGATCGCGGCCCCGATCGGGCTGATCCGGTACAGGTCGGGCTCGGGCATGGTTTCTCCGGGGTCAGGCGTCGGTTTCGGGGTCGAGGACATCCATGCCGACTTCGCCCATCGGGTCGGCCGTGCCGAGGCGATGGCTTATCGCTCTTGCGCGGTTGGCTTTGTCCGGGTCAATCAGGGGCGGCCGGTCATTCGTTTCGGCGATGTCCGCGTCGGCGACGGCCATGGCCAGGTCGTTGTACCGCTCGACCTGACCGACGGTGATCGTGTCGCCGTCGGGGTTGTCGGCAAAGAATCGCATCGCGGCGTGGTATACGTCGGCGCGCCCGCCGGCGGCGGCCAGGGCCCCCTGGTTTCTCGCCGTGGCCAGGTCCAGTTCGAGGCGGGCCACGCGGGTCAGGGCCGCCTCGATCGTCCGGCCGGTGGCCCCGGTCGGCAGGCCCAGGCCGTAGGCCAGGCGGTTGATCTCGCCGGCCAGGTCGTGGATCGTCGTGTTTCGGTGCGTCACCGCGTTCCAGGCCTCGTCGCGGTTGGCGGTCGCGGCTTCGAGGCTTGTCCAGAGGGTGGCGATCTTCCCGCCGGCGGCGGCCATCGCCGCGTCGGCCTGGGTCAGCGCGTCGATCGCCGCGTCGACCGGGCCGGCGGCGTTGGACCGCGGGGCGACCTCGGCGTCGAGGCGGGCCAGGTCGTCCTCGATTTCGCCGACGCGATGGAGGGCCTTGGCCAGGGCCGTTTCGGTCGCGTCGATCATGGCCAGCGCCGCGTCGACGGTCCCCGCATCGTCGCCCGGGGCATGGACCACGGCGTCGAGGCGGTCGATCTCGGCGGCCAGGGCGTCGCGGTCGGCCCGCGTGACGATCAGGTCGCCCTCGGTCCGGGCGAGGCGTTCGGCGTATCCGCCGTCGGCCCGGCGTTTCCACACGCCTCGGCGCCAGTCGATCAGGACGGCGACGATCATCAGGGCGGCCATCGCCCAGATCAGGATCTCGGTAGTCGTTTGCGGGGTCATGGCGTGTCCTCGGTTGAAGGGTCAAGGTTGAAGGTTGAAGGTCCGAACAACGGGGTTGCATCGTCGGCCGCGCGGGCGTAACTCGGGCCGTTGATCAGGAGGACTTCCGGGGCCGTGGTCTTGGTCAGGCCGCGGCGGTTCTGCACATGGAGGTTCTTCATCCGGTAAACGGGGCGCTTGGTCCAATCGGGATACAGGTCATCCAGTTTGGGGTGGTCGTAGTAACTGACGACCACGCGGGCGTGGTGAAAGCGCGTCAGGGCCTCGGCCAGGTCCGCGTGCTGGCATTCGTCCAGGTCGTGGAGATAAAGGCTTCCGGTTCGCGTGGCCTTGAGGTACGGAGGGTCCACGTAGACCGCCACGCCCGGGTCGTCCTGGATGGCGGCCAGGACGTCGAAGGCGTCGCGGTTCAGGACCGTCACGCGCCGCAATCGGCGATGCCACGCGGGAATCGAATCGGTCGCCGAGGCGAACCGCTGGCCGCCGGCCCCGCCGCCGGGGGTCCACCGCACGGCCATCTGGTAGTTGTATCCCCGCGTGCCTGACGTCCCGTTTCGCCCGGCCCAGGATGCAATGAAATACCAGAACGCCCTGTCCACATGCGACTCGCCCACGACGGCCGGGTCGGTCACCACGTCCGCCGGTGGATTGGAGATCCGCTCGCGGGCCTCGGCGTATCCGTCCTCGGTCATGATCCATCGGCCAAGGCGTCCGTAGAGGTCGGCCCACCGCGGCGATATCAGGACCGTTGCCAGGTTCACCAGGTCGCGGTGCAAATCGTTGACCGTCTCGTGGGACGATTCGGCCTTGGCCAGTAACACGGCGCACGATCCGCAGAACGGTTCCCAATACGCCGAGTGCGGGCCCAATTCGCCGATGATCACCGGGGCAAGGGTCCGCTTGCCCCCGAACCATGGGGCGATCGAGTTGATCGTGGCCTCGCCGCTGGTCATGGCGTGGGCTCCTGCAGTAAGGGGTCGGGGATCTCGCGGCGGGCGGGGAACGGCTGCGGCGGGCCCGGCGTGCGGGCATCGCGGTAATGGTCCCATCCGCCCGGCTTGCCGTCGGCCGGCCAGGGCAGTTCCCGGATCGCCAGGTCGGCCGGGAATTCTCGGGGGTCGGTCAGGAGGCGGCCGCGGGTGGCGCGGATCTGCTTGACGTAGACCGGCACGGCGGCGGCCTCGCACTGGCGCGTCATCGCCCGGATCCACTGCGGCGCCGTTTTCGCGGCCTTGGGATCGTTGTCGCACCCGATGACCACGCCCCGCAGGTCGGCCAGGTGCTTTCGCAGGTCCATCGGCCCGCGCATCGGCTCGGCGGATAACCACTTGGGGTGGTGGATCCGGGCCATGTGGCCCATGCGGCGGTCGAGTTCGGCCTGCGTCCGGGCGGTGACGCCGCAGAACCAGTTCGGCCTCGCCCACTCGGCCGGGGCCCCGAGGAACCGCTCGGCGGCCATGATGTCCGGGCGCTGCGTGAGAAAAACGTACACGTGCTGCGGGGCCTTTCGTATCGGGCCCAGGACCCGGTGGACCTCCTGGGCGGGCCGCAGGGGGTCGAACAACTCGCCGGTAAACTGCACGCCGATCGTCGCCGGCTTGCGGCGGCGGATCGGGTCGCGCAGGCGCTCGGCGTGCAGGTGGACGGCGAATCGCGTGCAGGCGTCGCAGGCGATGTTCGTCCCGATCCGCGCCGCCAGGCGGCGGGCCCAACACGTCAGGCAGGTCGCGCTGCATCCGAACCCGCCGGGGTTGTGCGTCAGGTCCAGGTACGGGATCCCGGTCCGTGTCATGGGCATGGGCGTTTCCTTTCGCTGGCGTCTGTCCGCTTTCGCCGGGCGGCGATCATGGCCCGGATGGCTTCGGTGACGCCGTAGGTCCAAAAGGCGCCGAGGACCATCAGGGCCGGTATCGCGAGGGTGATATGGGTTTCGGTCATGGGGTGTCCTTTGCGATGAAGATGGTCCTTTTCTCGATTTTCATGGCGTCGGTTCTCCGTTCGGGCCGGGGGTGATGGTGACCGTGCCGTCGGGGTTCAGGTGCACGGTGGTCCCTGGCGGGTGCGTCTGCGGGCCGGCGGGGGTCCGGGCGATCTCGATGTGGATCACCGACCGGGCCCATCGCAGACCGCCGGCCTCTTCGTCGGTCTCGATGACCAACGACCGCACGGCGCCGCCGCCGGACTCGATGGCCTGATGCCACCGGCCGAACTGGTGGACCTCGCCGAACGTCTCGGCCTCCAGGCTGACGACCAGGGGCCCGCCGGGCCGGGCATATCCGATTCCTACGCGCATCGGTCCACCCCCTCGCCCCATGCGTGGCCGGCTTTGGACAGTTCGTCCTTGAACCAGGTCACGAAGAACGCGGCGTTGTTCTTGACCGACGCGTCGCCGGCGACGTTCATGGCCGTCAGGACCACGCGGTCGAAGGCCGGGCGGATCGGGCCCAGGTGGCTGGCGATGACATGGCCGGCGACGGTGGTGAACGTCGTCATATCGGCGCGGAACTGCTTGCGGTCGCCCTTGGCCAGGTGGAGTTTGTCGAGAAGGAACCGCGCGAACCGGCGAGGGTCGATCCGCCCGCCGCCGCCAGGCGGCGAGGGCGAAATCGAATCTTCCGTCGAATCTTCCGTCGAATCTTCCGTCGAACCAAAAGCGACAGAGACAATCGAATTCGAATTCGATTCAGTGTTTCTTCGAGTGTTTCGTAAGAGTGTTTCGGGTCCCATCTTGGGACCTGTGGGGTCCCATCTTGGGACCTGTGGGGTCCCATCTTGGGACCCGTCGTCCGTTCCATTGGTCCCATCTTGGGACCCGTCGCCCATCTGATTGGTCCCATCTTGGGACCCGTCGTCCGTTCCATTGGTCCCAACTTGGGACCCGTCGCCCATCTGATTGGTCCCATCTTGGGACCCGTCGTCCGTTCCATTGGTCCCATCTTGGGACCCGTCGTCCGTTGCGTAGAGGGGCAGAAAACGGTAACGGTTGTGTCGTCGGGACCGGTCGACCTCGATCACGCCGGTGGTTTCGAGGCACTCGACGGCGCGGAAAACGGTGTTGCGCGACTGCCCAGACGCCGCGACGAGGGTCTCGATCGACGGGTAGATCCACTCGTCGTCCGTGCGCCAATGGCCGGCCATGGCCATCGCCACGATCTTCGCAGGCGGCGAAATGTCCCGCCGCACCCGCAACGGATCCGGCAGAGACGAATAGTCCCCCGGCCGTAACCACTCGTCGCGCTTCATGGCGTGTCCTCTTTCTGTTCGGCGGCTCGGCGAACCGCGCGGCGAAACGCGCGCAGGTCGCCTTCGTCATCGTTGGCGAGGGGCTGGGCGGCCCCGTGGCGGCATCGGCTTTCGCCGGGGGCAAACGCCACGCACGCCTCCGGCCGGGTCGCGTAGATTTCGCACCGGCGGTCGGGCGTTAGAAATGGGCACGGCGTGCCACAGGACAATGACCACATCCATTCCTCGGGCTCCAGATCGCGGTCGAGGGGCTTGGCTCGCCGTGCGATCTCGGGCTCCCGCAACACGTCCAGCGCCGTCGCCTCGATGATGAGGCTGCCGTCGCAACACCATCCGCATCCAGCGCAGGTCTCGCGGCGTTTCATGGCGTGTCCTCCGGCCGGCTGTCTCGGGCCGTTGCCGTCGGACCGTCGACCTTGGACCTTGGACCTTGGACCGCTGTTCTCCCCCACTTTCTGTACCCGACGATGGCCAGGACGAAAAACGCCGCGTCGCGGGCGGCCATGCCGGTCATGCCGGCGCCGGCGTGGATGGCGAAACTCGCGGCGTTCGAGACCCACCACAGGACGAAACAGGCCCGGTGGCGGCCGTTGTTGAGGTGGACGCCGATCAGGGCGATGGCGAAAACTCCCCAGGCGGTGGGTTCGGTCCAGTCCATGCGGGAATCCTTTTCCGTTACGCGCGGGGCGTTGCCCCGCCGCTAAACAGTGCGTCCGTGCGGGCGTCCGCGCTCGCACGCGGTCTCTATGTGGCGTCGGCGGCCGCGGCCTCGGCGGCGCGGTCGCGGTTTTCCTCGGCGGCGGCCGCGGCCTTGCGGGCCTTGCGGTCGGCGATGATGTCGGCACGGGTTATCCCGTAGCGACGGTGGATCCGGCGGCGGTATTCGCCGTCGGTCGACGGGTGGTAGCTGCACGCGGTTAGCGACTCCCCGTCGGAGGCGAAGCTCGTCACGGTCACCGTCCGGCCATCCCACGGGAATCTGTACCCCTCGGCGACGCGGCCGCGGACGCGGGTTGACGAAAAGTGCGCCCCGCCGGACATCGAACACGGAGGCGTCGCTCCGTCGACGATGAATGGCGGCCGCCCTTGCCACTCCTCGAACGACCGGGCCGCCGAGAGGTTCCCGCCGGCCACGGCGCGGGCATAGTCCCGCTCGCACGGGCCCGGCCAGACGCCCCACCAGCCCCCGTCGTATCGCGCATACAGGTCCCTCATGTCGCCGAGGTCGAACCGCATGCCCGATTCGATTGCCAGGACCAGCGCCGCCTGCAGCGCATGGCTGTACCGCTCGCGCGACCGCGACACCGCCGCCATCGCGCTGGCGGCGACCAGGTCCATCAGTCTCACCGGCGCCGAGGCGCCGTTCGCGTCGGGGGTCTCGGGGGGGGGCTCGGGGGTCGTCTGATCGGTCATCGTTCGTACTCCATTACGCGCGGGGCGTTGCCCCGCCGCTAAACAGTGCATCCGTGCGGGCGTCCGCGCTCGCACGCGGTCTCTACGTGGCGGCGACCATCGCCTCCCGGCGGGCGGTCAGGTCGAGTTTCTCGCACGCGGCGGCCTCGGCGTCCGTCAGGTCCACGATCCGGGCCAGGGCGCCGATCGCCCCGTGGATCGTGATCACGTCGTCGTCGGTCAGTTGGTCGGTCAGGGCCATCGGGTTCTCCCGGTGCGGTGCGGCGGTACGATCGGCCGGCCCGCCCGATCACGGACGAGGTCACCGCCGGCGGGTCCGGCCGGCCGGGACAACGCGTCCCGGTCTTGTCCATCCGCCGGCCCGTCGGCCGACGCGGGTCTCTGTCCTTGAGGGCTCATGCGGGGGTCGAGGTGATCACCTCGCCGGTTTCCTGGTCGACCTTGTCGCCGGCGGCCGGTTTCCTGAACGGGAGTCGCGGATTCGGCGCCCCCTGGCCGGCGTTGGGGATCAGCAGGCGCCGGCGCTCGGTCTGGTCCTCGCCGTCGAGGGCCACCGTGGTCGTCTTGGGCCTGGCCGGCTCGGCGGTCTTGATCTGCGAGGCGGCCGAATACTGGCCGGCCTGGTCGTGGCCGATGACGATCTCGACGGTCAACTTGGCCTTGGCCCCGGCGGTGCGCTCGGTGCCGTACTTGTCGACGAACGCCAGGAGGGTCTCCTGGAGTTCGCCGAGGGCGTCGTTGACGTCGGCGACGAACTGGCCGCCGTCGAGGGTGTCCAGAGCCAGGGGCAGGATCGTTGTTTTCATGGTGCGGTCTCCATCGGGCCCCGGCCTGCGGGGCCCGCCGGGCTCTGCCCGGAAGCGCGGGGCGTTGCCCCGCCGTTAAACGGTGCGTGCGGTCAGCGGAGGTAGTTCCAGGTCTCGTGTCCGGTCCGGCCGAGGGCCACGGTGATCCCGTCGACGGCCCGGAGGGTCTCGACCATCGCCTCGAAGGCCTCGATCATGCGCACCTCGATCTCCGCGGCGGTCACCGACACGACGATCTTGGGACTACCCGGGTCGGCCCGGAGGGTCAGGTCGACCTCGATCGGGACCGGATCGCCGCCGACGAATATCGGGCAGGAAAGCGTGAGGGTGTCGGGGATCTCCACGGCGCCCTGTTGTGTCTCGCCCTGGATCTTCGTCTCGAACATGATCCCGTTGACGCTGTTGGTCGACGTGCCGCGCTGGATCGTGGTCTTGATCGCCGCGGTGACCTGGCTGAGTGTCATCGCCAGTTCCCGGCCGTCCGGCTCGCGGATCGTCCGGCGGTTGGACCGGAGGAACTCGACGAAGGCGTCCAGGGCCATCGCCTCGCGGGCGGCCGCGTCTGCCCACGGCCGCAGAAGCGGGTGCATCGTCGGGACGCACGCGACGGTCTCGAATCCGGTCTCGGCCGTTTCGTCCAGGACCGCGTCGATCCGCCCGTTCGATACGTCGGCCAGGACCACCACGTCGGCGGATCCGTACTTGGTCAGGTAGTCGGCAAACCCGGCGATCGCGTGGAACGTGTGGGCCCTTTTCGGGCTCTCGGCCCGCTCGGGGGCCTCCGGCGGTTCGGGCTGGAGTTGGCGCCGCCTGACGGCGAGTTCCCGTCGCGGGTGCTTGTCCTCGCCCTCGCCGACCATCATTTCGGCGACCGCGAAAACGGTCTCGTCGCCCTCGGCGGCCTCGCGGATCAGGTCCCGCAGGCTGTCGTACTGTTCGTTGGTTCCGTCCATCTCGATGTCCTTTCAGCTTTCGGTTATGCGGGCCCCGTCGGAGGCCCGGGGGTTTTCGATTCGGTGTTGCCGTCCGTGCGGCGCTGGGTACTGGTCGGCACGTTCGGCATGCCATCCGGCTCGGTGATCGTGTAGATGGGCCACCGGCCGCTCTGGATCAGTTCGTGGATCGCGTCGCCGGCCTGCTTGGCGGCCTTGCAGAGTTTGGCCGTCTTGCCGTACGTCGTGACGGTGTATTCGGTCCCGTTGTCGTGGATGGCGAACAGGACGATCGTCGCGTATCCGTGCTGCTCTGCGTACGGCTCCAGTTGGCGAATTCTCGGATCATCTCTCCAGGTCATCCGGCTTTGCTCCATTTCCGCAGGGCGGCCAGGACGTCGGCCCAGAACCATCGCTTGCCGTGGCTGGCGCCGATGTGGCCGGGCAGGTGGCCCTCGACCTCGAGGGTCGCGAGGTACTTGGACGCCGTGTTGACGTGGACGCCGAGGCGCCGGGCGACCTGGCTGACGCTGACCAGTTCACTCGATTGCGGATGTTCCGGTATCGAGATTGCGGATTGCGGATTGGCGGTCATCGGGGGGCCTCCGGCTGCTCAGTGACAAGGGCGTCCTGGAGGCTCTCGTGCGTCAGGACGTGGCGGCGGCCGTTGTCGATCAGGACCACCTGCGCATCCTCGGGCAGCGCTTCGAGGACCCCCACCATCTCCCACAGGCACGACGCGACGGTCGCGGCCAGGCCCTCCTCGGGCCTGATGACGATCTCCACGATCCGCGCTTCGCTCAGGTCTGGAAGGTTCATCGCCGCCCCCCCTTCCGGCCGTTTCGGGCCGTCGCACCCTGGACCTTCAACCCGGAACCTTCAACCGCCGTCGCCGCCGTCGCGCCGGCCGTCTCGGCGATCGTGCGAAACAGGCTGCGCAGGCCGGCGGGGTCGGCCTCGGCGATCCGGCCGAGGCTTCGGACCATCCCGAGGGCGGCCTCGGCGGCCCGGTCGGGCCGGCCGGATCCGGCCAGGGCCCGCAGGTCGGCAAACAGGACGTCTCGGGCCTGGGCCTCGAGGCGGGCCATCCGGGCGGTGGTGTGGCTCGGGGCGCACCCGATCATCGCCGCGAGGCGACAGGTGCTCCATCGTGTGTTGGCAACCATGGCGTTTCTCCTGGACCGTGGTTTTCACACCCGTGGCGGTACGGGTGTGACAGATTTTTTGCTCGGTCCGTCTCGGACTCGGCGGCCTCGAAATCCGACGGTGGCAGGCCGTCGGGGCCGCACGGGTGTGAAACTTTCACACCCGTGACCTGGCAGGGGGGGGCGTACAATTCGGCGTGATGGCCAGTGATGGGTATCCCGATGAAAAATGCGGCCGGGCCCACTCGGCGGGGGGGGACCGACGGGCCCGGCATGTTGGCGGTGGCCAGTTCCGTGGCTCCCGCCTGCATACGCTCGCGGACGGAGGGAACCGCGGCGTCTTTTTGTTCGGCCTCTTTTGGCTCAAGGGGCCCGGTGGGTTCGTGGGGTTCGGGCCCCTGCGTCCGCTCGGCCCGGGCCGGCGGCTGGAGGCCCAGGCCCAGGTCGCCCCAGGGATCGCTGACGGTCCAACAGGCGCAGGGCCCGACGGCCCCCTCGCACAGGCCGCCGTTGGCCTGATGCTCGGCGCAGTCGATGCACTGGGCGATCTGGGTCGCACGGCGTCTCATGCGGCGCCCTCCCGCACGGCCAACGGCTCGGCCTCCGGCGTGACCAGGTCCGGCATCGGGTCGGTGTGCTGTCGTTTTTCCGCGCCAACAAGGGCTTCGGGATGGTCCTTGGCCCACGACTGGATCCCGCGGCCCAGGAGGTGGCGGATCGCATCGGACCGCTTGGGCTTGGCCGGCCGCAAGTGCCGCGCCACCATGTCCACCGCCGCGACTGTCGCCACGGGACACCCGGCCGCGATGACGATCTGTTGTCCGTTCTTCTTCGCCATGCCGGAATTATAGACATGCTTGAGACAGGTTGGCAACAGAAACAAAGACAGATCGAAACGAAAAAACGACAAGTGCTGATCTTTTCTTCCCTTATAACGGAAAAGTTTTTTTAGAATCGATAGGTGGCGGTACAATTACGACATGTTTGATGGATCGCGAATGAGAAACTACCGCGAAATGGCGGGATGGTCGCAGGCCGAACTAGCCCGGCGTTTGGGCTGTCACGTCGCTGTCATCTCCCGGTACGAGCGAGGCATCAATAGGCCGTACGGCCCACGTCAACATGCGCTGGCTGCGCTGTTGGGCGTATCGGTTTCGGATCTCCAATGTGAGATGCCATCGCGGGCGGAATCGATCCGGCGGGTTCGCCAAGAAGAGGAACTCGTGGAGAACTTCAACTGCCTGAGCGAGTACGACCGCGCTCGAATATTCATTTTGTGCGCGAAATTGGCTGGCGAGGCTGCGAATCCGGACTCCGAGAATGATGCGTGGGTAGAAGAGGCCGACAGAGATCTCGCTGAACAAGAGGCCATCCACAGGTCCGACGGGGCATCTGGCGGGCGTTTGCCAGCGACGCGCGCGCATGAGAAGCGAGGGCCTGGCGTCAGTCGGGCCAGTGGACTTTCAGATGCGGAGTTCGATCAACTGGACCGGGCCGTTGACAGTGACCTCGCGCCTCGTCGTGGCAAAACGGGCCGAACCGCAGGATGACCAGTTGCTGAAGATCCTCCGGCAACCGTGATACGACGCCGCAGACCCGGCTGGTCAGCGCCGCGGCGGCTGCATCGGTAACGTCGTCGACGAGGGTGATGATGTTCGTTTGCATTGCGTACCCCAGAAACGTAAACCCTGGCCCACCGTGGCCGGGACTGACTCCGTTGAAACGAGTGTAACGCATGAACGGGAAAACGTCAATCGTGTGGCTAATCCTGGCGGCCGTCTGTCTTGTCGGCTGCGGCGATGAGTCGCCGTCGGGCGCTGAACCGGACCCGTTCGCGGACCGCCCGCCGTACGTCGGGTCCCGCGGATCGGATGTCGTCCACCGCGCCGATTGCCCGCACGTGGTGTGGATCAAACGCGCCAATCGCATCGGCTGGGACGTCCTGGACAACGCCCTGGCCGAGGGCCGTCGCCGTTGCCGCCGCTGCATGGCGGCCCCCGCCGCTCGACCGGCGTCGCCGGAGAATCCCGCCCCCACGTTGGTGCTATTGGCGCCTATGGAGGACTTCAAGCCCATCCTGGACGACTTTCGGGCCGTCCCCAAGACGCGTGGCCCTTTTCTGGACGACACGCCGGGCGGGACTGTGTCCTACCATTTCGATCCGGATTGTTACGATGGTGGGGTGGTGTTTACCGTTGACGGGTCGGACCGCGTTAGGGAGGTGGCTTTTATCTTCTCGATAGATGGCGCGACTAGCGATGCTGGCGCCCAGACACTTCTGCATGCGATCATCGGGTTTGCCACGACGTGCAAGGGGTGGGACGCCGCTGATAATAGGGCCTTGGGCCGCATGGTTTCGCAGACGTGTCGGTTCGCTGCGAGGTCAGACGATGCGGAGGGCTCGGTGGTGTCCAATGGCATTGAGGCGCACCTGATGGTCTCCAGGACGGCGGGCCAAATCTTGACGCTTGTGCGAATATCTCCGCCATCTCGAACGGTGCCGAGGGCGGCTTACATACCGCGTTTCCGTGGCCCGGCAACGATGGATTGGTCCACTACAGAACGCCGCTGAGGGCGTGTCGGAGGTTTCGCAGGATGGGTTTCGTAGTGGCCCGAATCGCCGGTGTGGTCTGGCGTCGGCTGGGTGGTGGTGAGGGTGGCTTGTGGCGTCGTATATCGCGGTGTGGTGTGGCCTTGCGTTCATAAGACGATTGTCGCCCGTCCCTTGGCTCACGGCCTCGCCCCGATTCGCAATCAACAGGTCAGGGGTTCGAATCCCCTCGGCTCCATGAGGTAAGTGGTGAACAAGGCAGAACTTGGGAAGTCTGGAAATCAGGGGCGGGACGGGGGGTTTCGTAATGGTTTCGCAACGTCGAGGCCGAAATCGCCGCCGGGGTGTCTCTATCGGCATGCGAAAACCGGGGGGATCTACTGGCAGGTGGCGGCCCGCTGGGCGCCGGCGGACTTGCGGGGGAACAAGGGCAAGAACAGAAAATTTCTCGCTCTCCCGATGAAATTCGGCCGGGGCCGGTTCGCGACCAAGTCGATGCAACACGCCAAGGCCGTCAGGCGGCGGCTGTGGGACCAGTGGGGCCGGCGGACGCAGACGGCCACCGGCGCCGTCGGCGTCGACCGCTGGCTCGATGCCTTCGAGATGTGGAACGCCAACAAGGGGACGTCCAAACGGCAGGTGGCGTTCAACGTCGGCACGGCGACCAAGTTCATCGAATTCGCCGGCGGGCCGCGGCCCTGGGAGATCTCGGCCGAGGCCGTCGATCGGTACCTGGCGGCCCTGCGCGACGGGGCGATCGACGGCGGCCGGGCCCGGACTCCGCGGACCGTCCAGGCCCATGCGGTGGCGATCGGGATGTTCTGCAAGTTCCTCATCCGCCGCGGTGTCCTGGATGTCAATCCCGCCGATGGCGTGGACCTGGCCCGGCCGGTCAGGCGGCCGCCGTTGTTCCTGACGACCCAACAGATCAAGGCGCTGCTCAAGAAGGCCCGGGCCGATGGCCCCCCCTGGCTGGCCGACGCGATCGCCGTGGGCGTCTACCAGGGCCCGCGGATGGCCCAGATCCGGGCCCTGCGCTGGCAGGACGTCTACGGCGACCATATCCTGTTCGGCGCCGCGACGCCGACCAAGACCGGCGATTACCGAACCGTCCCGATCTTCCCCGAAATGCGGCCGATCCTCCGAAAGATGCGACGGGCCGCCGGCGGGAAGGCCGCCGAGGGGGTCGTGTTCCCGCAACACGATCCGCGGTGGTGGCTGGAGAACCTGTCGCGGGTGACCGAGGGGATGGCCCCGTTCGGCAAACGGGAACAGTGGAAACTCCTCCGCTCGACCTTCGCCTGCCAACGGGCCGGCGGGGTCGGCCTCGACCGGCCGGCCTCCCCGTGGGAACTGGCGGCCTGGCTCGGCCACGCGTCGGTGGCGACGACCATGCGATACGTCAACCTCGCCCGGGCCGCCGGCCTGGCGGGACTCAAGGGCTGATCCGGCGCGGCGGGTCTCGCGGCCGTGTCACGATCAGGATCCGGTCGTCGTCGCCGGACGGGCCGACGTCGCCGCGGTATCTCACGCCGGTCTGCAGGACCTCGACGGTGGCGCCCAGGGCGGCCAGGGCCCGCCGCCAGAGGCGCGTGTGGCCCGGGGCGCACTGGATCAGGATGGGCGCCCCGGCCGCGGCGGCCTCGAAAACCGGCCAGATGCGGGCCACGACGGCCTGGATCTCGGCCCGCCGGCCGGGCCGGCGATCGGCGTCGAGGCGGACCAGGTGGCCGACCTCGTAGAAAACGCCGGGGTCGTCACCGGGGCTCAGGAGGCCGGCCAGGCGGATCGGGGCGGTGTGGGGTCCGGCCAGGCGGACCGTTGTCCGGTGCTCTGCGTGCTCGCCCGATCGCACAATCAAATCGGCCGACTCGATGTCGACCGTGGGGTCCATTACGGCGTCCGTCTGTCAAGGGTCGGCGGCGGTGTGACGCGCGGCATGGCGGGCGGCGTTGGCCGGCGTGTGGTCGGCCCATCCGACGGCGGTCACGGCGTATCCGGCGGCGATCAGGCGGCGGTTGAACGGCCAGCACAGGCACGCCCGCTCGATGCCGTATTCGTCGGTGTCGCGGACGAACCAGGGCGGGGCCAGGGCCGCCAGGACGTCCCGCCGAGTCCGCCACAGGGCCAGGTGCATCTCGTTGGACCGGTGGAAGGATCCGGGGTTCCCGTTGTCGAACTTCACGCCCACCACGTCGGCGGCGGTGTCGAGAAACGGCCGGGTCCGGGTCAGGTCCGGGCGGATGTCGTGCTCGGCGAAGATGAACGAATCGAACCGGCCCGGGTCGGTGTCCAGGGCGATCCGGATCGAGGCGTTCCACCCGCTGGCCTGGTCGCGGCCGCCGAGGGTGTGCGGGATCGTCGCGTCGCGGGCGACCCCGATGTCGGTCAACCAGTAAAGCAACTCCGGCCGGACCCGGCCGTCGGGCCAGGCCAGGACGATCGCGGCGGTGCGTTTCGGGTCGATCTGCATGGCGTTATGTCTTGATCACCGGGACCAGGGCCCGGTAGGGCGGGGTGTTGTCCGTCTCGGAGTGCGTCAGGTTCGGGTTGTCGAGACAATGCCATCCCAGGACGGTGTAGTCGGCGCTGCCCAGGTCGGCGAACTGGCCGGGCGCCGGTAAATGGTCGTCGTGGTCGTTGGTCGCCCCGCCGTGGGTGGCGAATCCGCCGGTCTGGGTCAGGGACCCGGTGACGTTGGTCTTGGGGACGTTCGAGTCGTCCTGCTTGGCCCCGATGATAAACGTGTCGCGGAGCTCGGGGATGTTGAACGTGGTCGACCCGTCGCCGACGCCGTGGACGGTCCCGATCGCGGCGAACAGGTCGGCGTAGGTCGTCCGCGAGATCGCCGACCCGTCGCAGTGCAGATTCCCGCTTGGGATGTCGGCGATCTCGCCGGCCCACCACCAGACCGTCCCGGTCTCGGTCGCCGCCGGGGCCGGCGGCGGGACCTGGCCGGCGATGCGGGCCGGCTGGACCGGCCGGGCGCGGCGGGCGGTGGGGCCGGGGTCGGCCGGGGCCGGTC